ACAGCGCACTTCAATTGCCAGCGCGCTGATAAACAACCCGAAAATCATTCTCGCGGACGAACCGACCGGGAACCTCGATTCCGAATCCACCGAGGCGGTTTACGGCATCATGCGGGATATTAACGAACAGTTTAAAACTACATTCGTTATTATTACGCACGACCGTAAAATCGCTCAAAAAGCCGACAGGATCGTCGAAATCAAAGACGGCCGGATTAATCTGGATGTGTCTTCCGGGCAATATCCGGGCTGAAAATCGTGAGGATTTGGGAGAACGATGAAAACATTTCTGATTAAAACAATATCGGCGCTGACGATATTCGCCCTTCTCTTGCCTGCCGTTTCCATGAAAACAACCGTCCCGGAAGCGGATTTGCCGGCTGACGGTTCGCGCTCTCCCTCTCAACAGCGGGAAATCCCTGCTAAAGAAAGGAGCGCGCCGGTTTCTTTGCCCTTGCCGCCTTTAAATGACAAGCCGGCGAAAACTCCGGCGAAGATTCCGGCGAAGATTTCGAAGAAGATGAGCGCGGATTGCTGCGCGGCCGGGGACGATGTCGTTTATGCCCATGAGTTTCTTTCGGAATACCTGAAGGCCGCGTTGAGCGGCGGCGAAATCACTTCCGGTTTGGTTGAGACGAGCGCTCCGTACCCCGAATTTGTTTTTTATTATACCGATGATCAAAATTTGACACACAGCATTTTTCTCGGCTTGTATTGGGACGAGGAAAACAAACGCATTATAGGCAGAAGTGAAAAGGGCGTCTTCGGCTTCGGCTTTGATGTGGATGCGAAACAGCGGCTGCTGTATTCCGCGTTGAACGGTTGGGAAAGGAACTTGGGTTATAGCAGCCTGTTCGACACTCTCGCGCCGGCCGCCGGTATTTTCTTCGACACAAAGCGGTTCCGTTTCGAGTATGACGGAATCGATTGGATGATTCAGATTTGGAAAGGTATTTATTTTATCGGTTTTCCCGGCGCGGAAATCGGCATCTACACCAAACCAAAAAACCGGGAGGCGGCATATTATGACACCGCGCTTGACAGCCAGATGCTTTCCATGTCCATGCGCTTGTTGAACAAAGACGGGGTTCTGTTCGAAATGGACGAAAGAAAACACTGGTGGTTGAGCGGCGTGACCCTCAACGGTATGTTTGCTCCGAGCGGCGAATTGGTTCTGGAAGGCAGCATTCTCTTTGAATCGCAGGGCATGATGACGGCGTTTCTCGAAGCGTTCGACGAGCAGGCGGACGGCAGTTCCCTGAAAACGGAAACAGATGGTTTGCGCTTACGCTTCGTTTGGAGCGGCAGTTGACCGAAAAGCATTATAAAAGACCACCGAGAAAGGACGAGATGATATGAAAAGATTGATCGCATCGTTATTGAGCATCATCGTCGCGCTGTTCCCCGGCCTTGTTGCCGGGGAGAAATCCCGCCGGTTTGTATCGCCCCCTTACGGCGAACTCTCCAACGCGAATTCATCCGAAAACACCAAAGCGGTCTACCGGTATATCTGCTCTGTATACAAAAAAAACATATTGACAGGGCAGCAGGAATATTTCCAGAGCCCCGACAATGAAATAAACTATATCGAGTCCGTCACGGGGAAACTGCCGGCTATCCGCGGTATGGACTTCATCAACGATGATTTTGACGGCGTGGTCAGCCGTGCGAAAGAATGGTGGGAAAGAGGCGGCATTCCGACCATATGCTGGCACTGCGGCAGTAATTTCAAGAATGGGTATTGGGAATGCCTGCACTCGGACATCGCGGATTGGGAGGCTGCGCTGACGGAGGGTACGCCGGAGTACGACGCGCTTATCGCCGGTATAGACAAGGCGGCGGCGGCTCTGTCGGAACTCGAAGAAGCGGACGTCCCGGTGCTGTGGAGGCCGTTTCATGAACTCGACGGCGATTGGTTCTGGTGGGGGCGGGGCGGCGCCCGCAATTATGTGAAGCTTTGGCGGATTATGTACACCCGCTACACCGACCATTGGGGTTTGGATAATCTAATCTGGGTGCTCGGCTACCAGGCAAGGACAGAGACGCCGGAACTGTGGTACCCCGGTGACGGCTATGTGGACATTGCCGGGGCGGACAGTTACTACGGAGGGACACAAGTTCTTCTGTACAAACGGGTCGAATTGTTTATCGGCAACCGCAAACCGATCTGTTTCCATGAAACGGGCACCATTCCGGATATGAATAAGTTGCAATTCTGGGGGCCGATTGGTGTTACTTCATGACCTGGCACACGGATTACATTACGGATGAAAAAAACAACACCAAAGAAAGCCTTGTGAAAATTTACAACAGCGATTACGCGATTACCCTGGATGAGCTGCCGTCGTTCACCGGCGCTTAAACAAATAAAAGTGAAGCATAATCAAACAACCGCCAAGGCGATGCTTTGGCGGTTGTTACTGTCGGCGTTAAGCGGAGGCCGCATACCCATTAATCGAACGGAAACACTAAACGTGATATATAAATTTTCGCCGCTTTATCACAACGGCTTAAAGGCAATCGTCATGGACGGGTAAAACAGGATGGCCGAAAAACTCGGTGAGTATAACAAAAAGAGAAATTTCAACAATACCGAAGAACCGCAGGGCAAAACCGAAGAGTCCGGCGATGGTCTTCGGTTTGTCGTTCAGCATCATATGGCCCGCAAAGAGCACTACGATTTTCGCTTGGAATGGGAAGGCGCTTTGCTGAGTTGGGCAGTCCCCAAAGGCCCTTCGAATGACACTCGCGACAAGAGGCTCACCTTTCCAAAAGACAGAACAGCTGCTTTACAACTACATGACACTGAAAAAGGCCATTTCCGAAAAAAGGCGGCACATTGACTTCATCAAAGAGAGCGGCCTCCAGAAGAAAAGCAAGAGCATAACCAGTTTTACCGGGAATAACCCGCTCGAAGCTAAGCCTGAAGATGAAAAGGTCGAGGAACAGATAGCAACGCTCGAAAACACGATAAGAATCACCAAGCAATACTTAGAGGTAATCGAAACCGCGCTTTCGGAAATATCCGATCATAAGTATTATGACATCATCCGAATGAGGTATTTTGATGGCGTCGCAATGGACAAGATTGCCGAACATTTTGAAGTTGATGTGAAAACGGTCAGCAGAAATAAGAACCAGCTTGTTGGAAAACTGGCGATTTATATGTTCTCCGATGAGGTAATCACCGAAATATTCAAATAAAATGTCCGAAACCATGTCCTTTTGATGCCCTTGCAACACCTTATTTTATGTGATATGCTTGGTACAGTTTAAATTGCGATTAAAGCACCGGGGGTTATCAATTCCCGGCGCTTCTTTTTTTGGGCGTGATTGGATGGACTGTAAATCTTGTTGGTTTAACAACTTAAAGCACACCGACAAGCCGTTTTGCATATTGCCTCGCTGCCCCTATCAAGCGAAAGAGCCTGAGAATGACAAGGAAAGGCAGGTGCCGCAAAATGACTGAAAGGCAAAAAAGGTTCTGTGAAGAATATTTAATTGACTTGAACGCGACACAGGCCGCAATTCGGGCGGGGTATTCTCCAAAAACCGCGCAAGAACAAGGTTCAAAATTGTTATCAAAAGTTATTGTTCGCGCGCGTATAGATAATGAGCTTGCTGAACGCTCGAAGCGTACAGGGGTTACCGCTGACAGGATTGTCCGGGAACTTGCCCGCATCGCTTTTGTCAGCGCTCCGGACGTTATCAACCTCGACAGTGCAACCGTCGTTGACGGGGCAACCGATGACGACCTTGCGGCCATCGCTTCTGTCAAGGTCAAACACTCGACATCCGATAGCGGCGACATGACTGAACGCGAGATAAAGCTTGCCGACAAAATAAAGGCACTTGAGCTGCTTGGTCGCCATAACGGCATGTTTACAGACAATATTAACCTTGGCGGTAATATGGGGGTTCAGATTATAAATGACATCCCAAAAAATACAGGTTAAGCTTACTGACGTAATTGCTCCAGCATTCTATTCCTTGCATTGGGATATTGTAGATAGGCTTCATACATATTACAGACTCCCAGGGGGCCGAGGATCTACAAAGTCAAGCTTTGTTTCCGTTGAAATAATCCTTGGAATGATGGACGATGCCAATAATGGTAAGTTCACAAACGCTGTTGTATTTCGCCGGTATAAAGTTGACTTGCATGATAGCGTATATGAACAGTTGCTATGGGCTATTGATAAGCTTGAGGTATCCAACAAGTGGAAGGCCACATTATCACCCCTTAAACTGACTTACATGCCAACAGGGCAAGTTATCTTGTTCAGGGGGGCGGATAAGGTAACAAAGGCAAAATCAATTAAAGCATCAAAGGGCTATATAAAATACCTATGGCTTGAAGAGCTGGACGAATTTGAGGGCCCTGAAAAGCTGAGAAGCATAAGACAATCAATTGTCAGAGGCGGTGATGAATTTACCGTCTTTTACACTTATAATCCGCCTAAATCGCAGCGCAGCTGGGTAAATGACCCGGTTCAGTGGAATAG